GGATAGACATCAGGAGGTATGAATGTTCGAAGAAGTGAAGGAAGGATCGCCGGTATGGGAAGCCGCGCAGACTGTGCGGGAGTCCCTACGTAAAGACGTGGAGCCTATGGTTCAGACGTGGGAGGATCTGTACAAGCTCGTTCGCGATAACGCCTCAGCCGCACAGGCCGAGCCAGTCATCTTCATCGCCATGGGCGCTATCGCGCTATCTACCGCGCTGGTCATGGCTCTCAGAGATATGCCCGAGGAGGGGGACTGCAAGGTTATTCTCGCCAAGACGTTCGATTACATGGTGTTCAGGCCAGACATTATCGGTATCGATTTCTTGGTTACAGCCGTCACTACCGCCAAGCTGGCGGAGTTGGCTAAGGTCTCTGAAACACTACTAAGGCACGCGCAGGTGGCAGAGGACAGCGAGCCGCCGAAAACCGGGAGGGTACTACATTGAGCGAACAACTAGACAAAGACTACGGCAAACACTATCGGTTCTCCTACCGTGGGTTGAAGTTGGACCCATACCGTGTCATGTCGGTGTACAAGATCACGCATCCAGCCCACCAGCACGCCATCAAAAAACTACTTCGTGTGGGGGCGTCGGTCAAGGATCTACGCCAAGATATCGAAGAAACCATCGTAACCCTTAAACGTTGGTTGGAAATGATGGACGAGGACGAGCCTGCAATCGATTGCAAAAAGGAGTAGCGCAATGGCTAAAGATAGAAACATCAAGGTGCGTCATCACTCCAGCGATGGTGTTAAATACACGAGATCGTATTCGTCGCTGGAGAACGCTATCGCTACCAGCACGCGGATGGCGCTCATAGTCGGTCGGGTCAAGGACGTGTGGGAGATCTACCATGCGGTAACCAGCATGCAGATCGGTACCATCAGAGTGACAGCGCAGGGCTCGCTCAAAACCGGGTGGGTTTGGGATGGTGAAGATGTCAAGGCGTAGAGGTATCGGGGTTACGCCCTCTGAGGTTCGACTTAGCGAGCACTTTTTGCTGTCCGACTTCATGGGATGTAACAGCGTGTACGTTAAGGGGCTCAAAAATCGGTTCGTAGACCCGACTGGGGGGTGTCTAGCGGAGGGGGAATACCTTTGCGACACCCTCCTAGAGCCTATTCTGGCTCACTTCGGGCCGCTTAGTATCAGCTACGGGTACATCTCGCCGGAGCTTAGCGAGCAGATTGTGGGGTATCAAGACCCTACAAAGCCCTCGTACCACCGCTGGGATAAGGGTGCAGCAGCCGATATTTGCCTACATTTGGGGGTAAAAAAGACCGCACCGGTCTATCTGGCGCACGAAATTGACGAAAATTTCGCCTATTCTAGGCTAATTTCGTACTCTGAGAGCCCTTTTTTGTGTGTTTCTACGCAAATTTCGGAGCAAAATAGGCCAAGAAAGGCGTTTTACGAGAATCGGTACCAAGGAAAGCCAAAAGTTAAGCCTCTGTTCGTCAAAAAGAGCGCTAATCCAGTCACGCGCACTCAGCAAGGTAAAGACCTAGTACTGGAGCACGACTGGCGCGGCGCCGGGTATCCGACCCATCATGGCGGAGGTATTCTGCAGTGGCACCACCGTAGAGCCTCCGACTTCACCATGGTTTCGGACTTCCTGTACTCGGACGAGGCTGTTTGGCACGGTGTGCGTAACTTTCCCGGACGCGAGGTAGATCCGGGGTGGTTTGAGGCGGCAGGAGAGGTGTACGATAGCGCCCTACGGGCTCTCGGCGTACCGCGCCTTAGTATCGTCAAGGGTTTCGAGCGAGGAGCTACAGACATGTTTTCGTGGGCGGAGACTTTTGCTTTTGTGGTTATACCGCCCACGTATGTAGATCCGTCGGATGTGGCGGAAGCGTTCTTTATGGGTGGGGGTGTATCGGCCTGCAGCGTAGACAACACCAGTAGAAGAGTCACCGTAGTAGGTTCGTACGTAAGGGGGTAGGTATGACGAAGCGCATTAAGGTACTAGGTAGGCGGGCGAAGCCTGTAGCATCAGTACAAAAGACTGAACCGCAGGCCTCAGCGGGTATCCCGCGCCGCATGCTGGACTTTTCGTTGGATCACCATACAGGACCGTCTACGTACGATGCTGTACCGAACCTTGACGGTAGCTATTCTTACCATACTACAGACCGGCCTGCTAGTGCGCCGTACGACATGCGTATGGAGTATGATCACTTACATAGGCAGTACTTGTTTAGCATGACACTTAACGGCAGACGACTATCTGTAGCCATGGACTACCATCTCAGTAGAGTGTGGCGAGACGATAACCGGGAGATAGCACGGTATGTGGCCGTGATGTTCACAGATCAAATACGTAGTGAGATATCTGAGACAGTTGCTACGCTACTGGCTGGTATGACATGAAACCCGTCCGCAGTAAAGAGCCGACCAGATGCGGCATCAGACGGGCGAAGTCACCGCAAGAGCACCCGTTACTTGCTGGGGTAGTATGGGTCACGGCGCCGGGAGGCCGCAAGGCGGCTTATATCAGGTTCTCTGAGGATCTTGTTGATGAGGTAGGTAACGCCTTACCGTACGGGGTATCTGCAGAGCACCCGGCATTTTTGAAATTGGTGCAGTATCCGTCTCGTGGGGTCTGGAGACTCTACGCGATGTATCTAGATAGAAGTAGGTCCGCGTTCCTTTGGGAATACAACGAACAGCCATCTTGGCTTCTTAGTGGAGGTAGCGCAAATGCACGGAAGAGTTCGAAGGGTGAGGCCAGCAGCCCCGGTGGAGGAAGTTGAAGAGGATGTAGTAGAGGAGTCACTACCTGAAGAAGAGGAAGACGAGGACGAACAGGCAGAGCCGGGCAGTGATGCGGACAAGGATCGTATCGAGAACAAGTACCGCGATAGGGCGGTTACCCCACTCAAAGCGATTCGAGGGTTCTGTGTACTTTGTATGGGGTGCCAGCCAAAACTCGTAGCCTCGTGTACGGCAACCAAGTGCATCCTCTACCCTTACCGTTTCGGTAAGAACCCGTATCAGCGTCGCGGCCCCCGCGATTGATTTTGCAATCGATTTCAAACTGGAGAGCCAGAATGGACAACAACGATGTAAGTTTTCAAGACCGGGTGTGGGGTTGGGTCTGCGAGTGCTTCGGTGCTCCAGTAGCATACAACGTACGTGAGCGGGAGCACAGGTTTATCGAGGAAGCTATCGAGTTGGTGCAGGCGTCAGGATGCTCGAAAGAGGATGTACTGATGCTTGTGGATTACGTGTATGGTCGCCCGGCCGGCGATGTGGCTCAGGAGGTCGGCGGGGTGATGATTACCCTCAACGCACTATGTACGCGCCGGGGGGTAGATGTCAAAAAAGCGGCGATGGCAGAATACGAGCGTATTAACCGCCCCGACACTCTCGAGAAGATTAGACTGAAGCAGGCTACGAAGCCGAAGGATTCCCCATTGCCGGAGGGTACAGGGGCGAAGGAGACCAACGAGCAAGGGTGGGCTTTCGTCTTCTATCGGCGTGACGACGGTACCGTAGTTGCGCTCTCTACGGATGTGAACGAGGCACTGACTACGCTGTATGACCAGTACGGCGAAGGCAATGTGGCGGGGGTGGTAGCTAGTAATGACCCTCGAATCAGCCGGCTAGTGGTACGGTCTGGCGGGCATTGGCACTTCTTTGCGGAGAAGGTGCGGGAGATGTACCGTATCGGTGCATCGCTGGGGGCACTACCGCATGCGGAGGGGAACAGACGTGGCTACTGATTTCAAGCGCACCGTACGGTATGTTGTTTTTAAACTCAGCGACATGGACAAGTACTTGACTGAGTATGCTCGGTCGCAGATTTACAAGTACGGTCGTGAGCTAGCGTCGGCTAGGCGGTTTGACTGCAGGCCACCGCTTAACGCGGTAGTAGTCGAGCAGGATTGGCCGGAGTTCGATGTGGTATGGGCGCTTATCGAGGCCCGCGTTCGTCGTGAAGCAGGGCCGGAGCCAGACGGCAAGCCACGGCCAGAATTATTGGCTTTGGCGAAGGCAGCGGGGGCACGCATCACGGGTACCCCAGACGGGCGGGAGCCTGTCGAGGTCGTATTCTCTACTAACGCGTGGAGGGCTTTTGACTCATTACTACTGAACGGCGCCGGCACCCAGCCCGGGTGTACCGGCCACAAAGATATTGTGGAGAACTGAATGACAGACGAACAGCACCGAGAGTTTGAAGCCGTAACGCGTCCGGTGATCGAATGGCTGAACGCAAACGGAAACCCTAACATGGTGATCGTGATCGCCCCGGCTACCGCCGTGTTGTACGGCGGAGAGATTGCGTACGTGACTGACGACTACCTTCGCGACTGACGTACGGTATAGCGTCAGAGATTAGTGGGTGGGCGCAGCGGAGGCCCGCTGCGCCTTAGATCCGGAAGGCTGATTAGTAGAGGTATGTATGAAGATTGGAGCACTGATGTTATTTCAGCGGATGCACTGCAACGGCACGCCGAGCAGCAGCATCGTGGTAGCTTCATGGCATTGGAAGTGGTCTTTGACGTGGCGGTGGCACCTTGCGTGGTCGCCCGGAATTCCCGGGTGTCGGGGCGCACACTTCATGCGGACACATAGAAGTCAAGGATTCAACTTTCACGCAGGTGTAGACGTTCCTTTACTCGGTAGGTTATCGCTGCAGACGCAACCAAACATGCCGACTCGCGGAGTTCATCAGGAGAGGTAGTATATGTGTTTCAGCGGATATATCTTGGTACTGGTACTAGCTACCAGTTCCTCGGCCTACTCTGGGGCCACTACGGTTCAGGCCGAATTCGAGACCGAGCAACGTTGTATGGCTGCGGGTACTGCGATTAATGAAAACGCGCACAAGCGTGGTAGCCACGTACTGACTTGGGGCTGCTTCAAGCGCTAACATACGGTGGTATATATGGAATTCAAGATCACGGAAGACAAGGTTAATCGCATGCTGGAGAATAGCCTCCGGAAAGCTATCAGCGAGTACCTAGTAGGTGGGTACGGAATCAACGCTACCTTACGTAAAATGGTAGACGCGACTATTAAGAGGCAGGAGGCTGTCATAGCGGAGGCGATAGAGGATGCAGTCGCCAGAGCCGTAGTGTCGCCGGGGTTTTTGCAGACCGTCGAGAAAGAGATCGCTACTGCCATGGCTAATGTGTATCGCGGTTCGTTTGACGCAGTGGTCAAGGCCGCTGCTAAGCAGGCCGCTAATAACGAGGTTGTTGCCCGTCGCGTCGCGGAGCTTACGAGACAGGCAGCAGGGATACCAAACGATCCCGGCGTCTAGCCTAGTTTGCAATCGATTGCACACAGAACCCGCGCCAGTCGCGGGTTTTATTTTATCTACATGCCGAGTCTGTTGCCTTTTTACCACAAAGCCCCTATATTCTTTCCGGCAAACAACCATAAAGGTGCACGGAAATGGATACGGTCAAAACGTACTGCGCAAAAGTCGAGGAGGTTCATTCCGCCGACGACTATATTCTCTTGGTTAACCTTGGTGTAGATGGCCTATTCAAGCGCGTTCGCGTACGTCTGGCCGGCGTTGACACCCCCAATGCCTACAAGGCTTCTGCCGATACCGAGGCGGGCAAGGTCAGAGATGAGTGTAAGAAAATTCTTTCGAACCGCTGCCGGATTGAAGTAGTCTCGGAGGGTAAGGGCGGCTGGATTGTGCGTATGTACACGCATGAGACAGACACCGAAGTCATCTGCATTAACGATCTGCTGTGTAGTCGCGGATACGTATACAAGGCACCGTCCGGGGTGGCCCAGTGAGTACACATACCAAACACATCAAGCGCGTGCGTCGCAGTGGTGATGAAGGCAACGTTACTGCACGTGTCCGTCGCATCCGTATCGGTGTAAACCGCGCCGACCGCACACGCCAGAAAAGTAAAGATGACGGCCTGCTGCTGTCTGGCGGAGACTACCCGCTTACGCCTCCGTACGAGATATCAAGACTGTCTCAGCTTATCGAGACCAGTAACATGCTCAAGCAGTGCGTCGCGGCGATGGTAACGAACGTGGGTCTTTGCGGGTGGGAGGTGGTACCTGCACATCCGGATATCCCGATGGACCCGAACGAGAAAGAGGAGCTTGAGTCGTTCGTGGAAAGCCCGAACTCTGAAGAGAGTCTGACAACCATCCACGCCAAGATCGTCAACGACAAAGAATCTCTCGGCTTTGGGTTCCTTGAGGTGATCAGAGACACGCAGCGTCGTGTATCTATCCTTCGTCATGCCCCCGCAGAGACGACGCGCTTGTGCCCGAAGGACACCGAAGAGGTACTTGTCGAGTACGACGTGGCGCGCGGGCCTCGTGTTTCGATGGTCCGGGAGGTTCGCACTTTCCGCAAATACGTTCAGGTCGTAGGTGGTACCTATACCTACTTCAAGGAGTTCGGTGACCCCCGCAAGATGGACTATCGCACAGGTCGGTTTGCCAAGCGCGGGTCGCCTGTGGCGCCCGAGTACGAAGCTACCGAGCTTATCCATTACCGCCACCTGTCCCCTGACGCGTACGGCGTACCGCGATGGACGAACCAGATCCCGGCTATCCTAGGCTCTCGCGAGGCTGAAGAGGTCAACCTGCGGTATTTCGAGGACAATACGGTACCGCCCATGCTGCTATCCGTGGCGGGTGGCCGTCTTACTGCAGAGTCCTTCCGGTCACTGAAGCGTCTGATCGAAGGCCGGGGTGTGGGTAAAGAGCGACAGAACCAGATTCTACTTATCGAGGCTATCCCTGAACAGGAAAACCTTGACAGCAAGGGTACTGTGTCATTGCAGGTAGATAAACTGACGGACGCCAGACCCTCAGATGCGCTATTCAGTGCGTACGATGAGGCGAATCAGGCCAAGATTCGGTCTTCTTTCCGTCTCCCCCCGGTCGCTGTAGGGCTCTCGCAGGACGTGACATTTGCTACAGCCAACGTATCCACCTTCGTAGCAGAGTCGCAGGTGTATGCCCCTGAGCGGAAGGACTACGACGAAAAATACAACAAGATGATCGTCAATAACCGTAATGGGCTCAACCTCAAGACTGTCAAGCTGAAGAGCAAGAACCCGTCGATCACTAACCCTGAGATTCTTCTGAAGGCACTCACTGCCCTGAACGTAATGGGTGGCTTGACTCCGCGATCAGCACAGATTGCTGCAACCGCAGCGCTCAACACGGATATCGAACGGTACCCCGAGCCGGGAGAGGAAGGCTACGAAGAGTGGATGGACAAACCTATCGCCCTCACATTGCGCAATACCACGGCCAATACGCACAATGAGCAGTCGGTGAAAGATGACGAGGTGAAGAAGATCGAGGACGATGGTGACGTGGGCGCTATACAGCCTGAGCACGGGTCGGAGTAAGAAACATGCAATCGATTGCAAATTCCAAACTCAAGCGCAGGTCCGACAAGCAGTGGGACCGCATCGTGATGGCCGAAGTGTTGATCCCCGGCACCCCTAACGTGTTCGGCGATCTATGGACTGAGGAAGGTATCCAAGACGCTGTGCAGAAATACATGGTGCTTGGGTACATCATCGACGTAGAGCACGACATGGTGGATGTGACAGGTAAAGCCCACGTTGTCGAGTCGTTCATTGCGCGTGAGGGGGACACCACATTCATTCCCGGCTCTTGGGTCATCGGTATGTATATCCCGGACGATGATCTCTGGGACAAGGTACTATCGGGGGAGATTAATGGTTTCTCGTTCGAGGCCGTCGTATCTATGTTGGAGGGCGTGCTAGTATATGAGGACGACAACTTTCGAACCGGATACACTGAGCCAGACCCGTATGACGGGCATCGCCATCCCTTCGCCGTATGGGTGGATGACGATAACCGACCGACAGCGGGAGGTACGGAAGAAGTTGACGGTCATTCACACACCATTACTACCCACTCTGTGACCGATGAGGCCGAAGGTCACACCCACCGATTCACCATACTGCAGGAGGTGTAAAGCATGAGTACCGAAAAGAAACGCAACGTCAACGTACTGACCATGGATACTCCGAAATCACTTACGTTGACGAAGCACCCAGCCAATCAGATTGGTTTTCGCGTGGTCCGCAGCGATACCGGGGAAGAGACGATTGCCCGCCGCGTTCGCCGCGCCCGTTCCGACCAGAAAACCTCCTTCCTCTATATCGAGTTCCCCGCCGGCACCGCGCCTGAAGATGCCGCCAAAGAGGCCGAAGCGTTTGGCGTCAAGGGTTACGAGGTGATCGCCGAGGACGACCGCGTTATCGTGCGCCGTAGTGACTACGTTCTCAGCGATGCGCCGACCGTTTCGGTCAACATCGGCGGTGGGCGCAAGGTCGTTATGCTGCGTTCGGATATCAATGCCGACCCGGCACCAGACAGCGGTTTGCAATTGATTGCACTCAGCTTCGATAAGAGTGTGTATCGCTCCGACGACGAGGTTTCTCAGTACCTCCAAGACAAAGGTATTGACACGTCAGCCGGCGCCGTCGAGAATACCGACACGCACTACATTTTCCGGCGCAGTGATGTGAAAGCGGAAGGTACTGCCGGGAAGATCGAGGTTGATTCTGGTGTAACGGTTTCTGTGGTTCGCGCCGACATCATGGATGTCCCCGAACCTCTTCTGGTGGTGGTGAACGAGGCGGCATACGGTAGCTGGGGTTGGGGGCAGTTGGACTTCAGTGCAGCCATGGCCGATGTTGAGTTCTCTCGGATGTCGGACGAGGCAATCTACCGCCTTCGTGACGTACTGGAAAACATTCTCTTCTACAACCGTCTTCCGGTAGCTGCGCGTAAGGAGCTTATCGCTCGCGCTACCAGTCAATTTTCCAGCTTCATCGGTAGCCTGCTTGATGGGTTGCCGGAAGGTGTGGTTTTAGCGAGTCGTTCTGACAATCAAAAGGAGTCACAGATGAGTACCAAGAAAACTGAAGGCGAGGCCCAGACGATCACCCGCGCCGATGTCGAAACCATCGTTGCCGAGTCGTTGTCCAAGGCACTGCCGGATGCGCTGACGAAAGCGCTGGAAGGCGCGAACATCACCCGTTCGGAACCCACCCCCGAGCCCACCCCGGAAGATCCCGTTTTGAAGTCGCTGGAGAACATCACCCGCTCCCTCGGTGAACTCTCTACCTCGGTTACCGCCGTCAGCGACCGTGTTGGCAAGATCGAATCGACTACCGTTGTCCGCTCCGATTCGCCGGATGACGAAGATGACGACGATGACGATGCTGAGGGTGACGACAACGAAGCCACCAACAAGACCCGGAACAAGACCGCCAAGCGTACCGATGTGTTTGCCGGCATCTTCAGCCGCAATCTGCGCGCCTGATCACCACACCACCTTTACGAGGAGTAGCCATGACCACACGTAACAAAACCCTCCTGCAGCGTGCCGATATCGCACTGTCGGACCTCGCAGCCAACGGCGGTTTGCTGGATGCTGAGCAGGCGAATGCCTTCATCGACATGGTGATGGAGCAGCCCACCATCCTGCGCCGTGTTCGCACCATCCGTATGACCGCCCCGCGCCGCAAGATCCCAGCCGTATTCTGCGTGCCGCCCGCCAGACCGGGGGCGAGAACGACGACGGTACCAACGACCGCTACCTGCTGGCTTCGGAGCGCTCCAAGCCGACCACCTCGCAGTTTGAGATCAACACCGAGGAAGTCATCGCCGAGATCCGGCTGCCTTACGAACTGTTCGAGGACAACATCGAAGGCGACTCGCTGGAGTCGCACATCATGCGCCTGATCGCCGAACGCGCGGCAATCGATCTGGAAGAACTCGCACTGGCTGCTGACACCACCTCCGGCGACTCCTTCCTCGCCCTGCACGATGGCTACCTCAAGCGCATGAGCGTCAATGTGGTGGACAACCTGAGCGCAGGCATCACCCCGGCTCTGTTCAAGAACGGTATGCTCGCGATGCCGCAGAAGTACCTGCGCAATCTGTCCCAGATGTCGCATGTCATTTCTGTCGCCAACACGATCAAGTATCGCGACGTTGTTGCGCAGCGCGCCACCGGCTACGGCGACGCAATGCTGACCTCGCAACAAGCGATCAACGCCTACGGTGTGCCGGTCGATGCGGCACCGATGCTGGCCGCTGTCGGTAGCGGCAATCAGGGCTTCTTCACCTTCCTGCAGAACTTGGTGTTCGGTATCCAGCGCGACATTCGTGTCGAGGTTGACCGTGATATCCGCTCGCGTGAGTTCATCGTCGTGCTGACCGCACGTGTGGCCTTGGGCGTGGAAGACCCCGACGCTGCCGTGAAGTACGTCAACATCTGATCGTTGATCTTTCACAGGGGGCTTAGGCCCCCTTCTGTCTTCTGGAGGTTGTACCATGGCAATTGAACAAAATTCGCAACTCGGGGTAGGCGGTACCGGGATGCATGGCGCGGGTCAGGGTTCTGCCGCTCGCATGCTCCGCGAGCTTCAGGGTCTTCGTGTCAGCATTGTGGCTGGTGGCTCGGCAAACACCAAGCTGGCACTCTCCACCATCCGCGATACCGATACCATCATCTCAGCCCTGAACAACAACGCCGGCACCATTACCGACGTTACCGGCACCATCAGTATTGACGACCTCCGCGCGGTCGGTACGGTTACTGTCGGTACCGCAGCAGCCAACGATACCGTGACTGTGGCGGGTTCCGTCTACATCCTCGTACCGGCCATCGAGAAGGTCGAGCAGTTCGACTACACCAAGGTCAAGGTTGGTGCGACCGCTGCGGAGACCGCCGCGAATCTCGCAGCCGCCATCAACAAGCGCGAAGGCAACCGCAGCGCCTCGCAGGTGATCGCCACGGCAGCATCCAACGTTGTTACGGTTCGTGCAGTGGCCGAGGGTACCTCGGGTAACAGCATCACACTGGCCGAGGTCGGTAGCAGCTTCACTGTTTCCGGCGCTACCCTCGCAGGCGGATCGGCGACGGGTGGTATCCGTTCCACCGGGGCCACCAATTCGGTGATCCTGTTCTGGCTCGAAAAGCCGTAATTGCAATCGATTTCAAATCGGTAGGAGAGAATCATGGGTGCAAAAGTTAAGGTGGTTTTGCTTGGTGCAGGTCGTTGTATGACTCCGGCCAGTGGTTCGGATGTTATCGAGCGCGGTGGTTCGTTCTTCGTTACGGAAGAGCAGTACGAAACGATGAAAGACCTTACCGGCGTTGATCGTCGTGGTGCTCCGTGCCCCATGTACGAACGTGCCGAATCGCAAGAGCCGGAAAGCGACGCGGGTGCGGTTCTCTCCGTGGAAGAAGACAAGCCGCTGGACGTGGATGTTCCGGAAGATCTCGCAGCCCATATCGCGGGCGCCCATGATGGTGACAGCGCCGATGGTGAGGAAGGCGCTGACGAGGGTTCCCCGGAAGGCGGTAATGACGGTGACGACCCGACGAACCAACCGGAGCCCACCGAAGAAAAAGAACCCGCCGAAACCAAGAGCGAAGCAACTGCCACGGCTGCACGCGTGAGCCGCAGCCGCACCTCCGGCAAGACGAAGTAAGGGAGATCAGGATCGTGCGCCTTGCTGACCCGAAAAAAGTCCTTGCTGCCGCAGGGATCACCGAGAGCGTAGGCTCTCTTGCATCGGCGGGGCACGCTCTTGATCTGTCTTTCTCTATTGTCGAAGGTGTTCTGGAATCAAAACTGGACTACGCCTCGGTGATCGATTATTTCGATTACTGGGGCGCCAGTACTTCTGACGGCTTCCAGATTTACGATCTGCGCCTGTGTCACAGGTTTGTAGATCCGGATAGCGTAGTTGTGCGGGTGAGTGCGGACGGTTCCTCACTCACCTCTCCCACGTCAGGAGTCATTGCGGACCCTAGCACGTACAGAGTAGATAGCGAGCGTGGCCTAGTACACCTCACCTCCCCACGGATGCGGGGTGCGTCTATGGTATCTGTGACGTATGACTACGGATTCGCTGAAGGCATGCCTGTACCTTCGGCTCTTCAGGATGTCTGTGTTATCGCCGCAGTACTCACACTCAACAGCTTGCCTGCTACGCCGGCCAATCGCGGGGCTGCTTTGGTGGTCAACGTGCAACGTGCCATCTACGGGCACCTACGCGCCGCCGCCAGCAAGTTTGATCGCCCTCGCCTGAACGTTGAACACTACGCCCGCACCGAGGCTCTGTAATGTCGACGGTTACGGGCCACAAACGCCTAGTAGCCCGACTAAAGAGGATACGTGAGCGCCTGCCGGAGGTTTTTGACGACAGCGCTGCTAAAGCCCTCTTAATACGGCGTATGCGGGCAAGGTTTATCGCTGAGATCTCGCCTGACGGCATACCGTGGCCTGCACTAGCGGATAGCACCATCGCCCGTAAGAAAAAGAAGGGTATAACCAACCCCGCAAAGAAGCTGATTGAGACAGGCGCAATGTATCGTGCCTTTGGTGAGATTAGCGGACGCAACGCCGGCCTGCTGGCTATAAACACCGGTCTGGGTTTCAGGGTAGGTATCGATGATCCTGAGCTTACGATGCGGGCGAGAGTGAACAACTACGGTAGCTTCCGTGTTCCGGCACGAGAGTTCATGGGTCTAAGCGAGTCTGACGTACGGTCTTACAGAGAAGCTGTGGCGCGCAGACTGCGAAACATAGTTAGGGGGTAGTATGGCTGACAGGACGATTGCAGCGTTATCCGGCGAGCTTGTGTCTTTGGTACAGGAAGTACCTGCATTCTCGGAAGGTTGCTTTTCTGTGTTTGACCTTTCGGACCTTAAGGTGAAGTCTAACCATCAGGCGTTCCCTGTCGTAGGGGTGAGCTTTGACGGGGCGGTACCTAACCCCGGTAATCAAGCTACACCAGCAAACAGCGCAAGTCGTAGTACGGCCTTGGTGCTTATTCAGTTCAGCGTTATACTCGGACTGCAATACAATTTCTCCGGACAGGACGACACCAAGCCTCACGGTACGAACCTGCTGGATGATTTGCGTACAAGAATCTCAGGGTATCAAGGGGTGAATAATCGCCCGTGGGTGTGGGTGGGCGAGAAGCCGGAGGATGACGCATCTGACGACGGCATTATTTTCTACAGCCAGACTTGGCGCACTACCGTGGCGTCAGTTGGTAAGTTCAACAGCTAGACGAAGGAGTAACACAAATGGCTTTGACGAATTACTACTACTCGGGCCAAGGTAGCCTGTTCACCGCCGTGCGCGATACAGTCACCGGCAAGCCGATGGGTTTCGAGCGTCTGGGGAACATTCCGGAGCTTTCGCTCGATATCGAGGTGACCAACTTCGAACACAAGGAATCGGAAACCGGCGCCCGGGGCCTCGACTTGATCCTGAACAAGGAACGTAAGGGTAAGTTCACTTTCAAGATCGAGTCGATCACGCTGGAAAACCTCGCCCTCGGCCTGATGGGTAACATGTCCACCGTGGCTGGCGCGTCTGTCACCGGCGAGTCTGTGAAGGTCTACCTTGGCAAGCGCACACCCCTCGCCAACCCACGTATCTCGGCTGTGACCATCAACGATGGCGTTACCCCACTCGTCGCTGGTACCGACTACACCCTCGATCTGGCGAACGGCGTCATCATCTGGCCGGACACTCACGGCTCTCTGGTGGACGGCGACATCGTTACCGTGGACTACACCCACGGTGGTTATACCCGTCTCGACTCGTTCACCCAAGCCAGCGCCAACGAGCGTTACCTGCGTTTCGAGGGCCTGAACACCGTGGACGATTCTTTGGTGATCGTTGACCTGTTCCGCTGCCAGTTCGACCCGCTGACCGGCTACGGCCTGATCAACGAAGAACTCGCCAGCGTGGACATCACCGGCTCTCTGCTGGCCGACCCGTTCATCACCTCCGGGTCTCGTTTCTTCATCCAGCGTAACGTGGCGGCGTAACCGCCGGTATCGTCAGGGCGCCCCTTCGGGGGCGTTTTGTTTTTTGCAACCAGTTGCAATAATCTAGGTAGGGAGGTTTACTGTGGACCGAAATATTTACGCGTACACTGGCCCCGGGCATGACTATCCGGAGTACATCTCAATCAGCGAAGATGAAAACGGTCGCGTTCGCATCAACATGCGGAGTCGCGGGAATGGCGGTACGGACACTGCGGGTGTGCTCATGACTCGCGACAAGGCAGCGGAGTTGAGTGAAGTCCTCAGCAGCCACCTCGGTAAACCTCGTGAGTTGCCGAAGGCCCCCAGCCATCCTGATGTTCCGCGACCGTCTGACGATGAACTCGCGGAGCTTGCTTTGCAAGTGTGCTACGCCATCGAAGCGTGCGGGGCCAGTACGGAACTTACCAAGGCAGTCTGTCTCGCGAGCGACTTGCATACCTACCTGAAAAAACCCCGTGTTGTGGAGGGCCAATAACATGAGCGATACTGAAGTGAAGAACAGCGGCGACGATTTGGCAAAAGTATTCGACGTGCCGAAGGTGTTCACCTTATCTGATGGTCGCGATGTGGTCATCTCGAAGAGCAAGCTGCGCAATCTTACGCGCATCATCAATTTTGCTCAGCGTGTGATTTCTTCGCTCACGTCGGCAGGCGTGATCGGGGTCTCGGGTACCGGCCTGAGCGTGGCAGTAAACAACCCGTCTGTGATTTTGCAATTGATTGCAGAATTCAGCGACGAGTTTTACTCGATTGCTCAGCTTCACGTGTCGCTCAGCCTCGACGAGCTTATGGACATCGATACCGACGATGCGGTGTTGTTGTTCATCGAGATCATCAACTACAACAAACATTTTTTCGTACAAAGGGTGGCGCCTCTTCTAAAACTACAGTAAAACGTACGTTGTTCCCCGGTGGTAAAAAGCCGGGGAAGAAAGCCACCCGTTCCGTCATAGACGATATCCACTACTTAGTAAGCCACGGTCACGACTTAGAAGCGATAGGTGATTACGACCTCGACCGCTTCGATGCATTCGTAAGTGCCGCAATGCGCCTAGACGCTGCCAAGCGCCTAGAGTATATTGATGACACCACTGTGGCAGTAGGTAGGCTGTTCGACTCAAAAGGGGAGGCCAGCAAAGAACTACTGTCAGCGCTTTCAACTATGGCAGGGTTCGAAGATGGCTGATGAGCTTCTAGCAGTAGATGTACGGGGCACAGACAACGTCTCCCCCGTACTCAAACAAATTGAGTCCGGGGTTATCCGGTTTGTGGGGGCGGTATCATCCGCCCTCACTGTTTTATCAGTCGTAGGGTTCCCAGTCGCCTCCGCAGCACAGTTCCAGAAAATGCTGCTGGAGGTGAAGAAGACTACCGACTTTACGTCTGACTCCATGCAGGTTCTGAAAGACGGACTGCTGGAGGTCTCAAAAGGCTCCAATGTCGCTCAGACAGAGCTAGCCCGTATTGCTGCCCTAGGCGGTCAGATGGGTGTGGGCGAGCAGGGGCCAGAAGCCCTCGTAGCCTTTACGGAAGAACTCTCCCGCGCTGTCACCGCTCTGGACGTAAGTGCTGATCTTGCCGCCCCCGCGATGGGTAAGCTGGTCAATATCTTCAACCTACCTCTAGGCGAATTCCGTAACGCTGTCGCCGTTATCAACCAGTTATCCAACGTCTCCACTGCCACCGCTGAAGAGATCTTGGACGTGATGCGTCGTATCGGCGACTTGGGTGGCTCGTCTACGTTCTCGCAATCTGCCGCGCTTTCCGCCCTAGCCATTGATATCGGTCTGACGGCAGAAACGGCAGGCACCACGATTACCAAGATCTTTGCCGACATGAAGTCGGAGGCCGCTGCGTTTGCCTCCTTCATGGGTATGTCTACTCAAGAGTGGGTTGACATTGTCGGTAACGACGCTGTGACCGGTCTGACTCTGTTCTTGCAGCAACTAAACAGGCTACCCGCCGAAGTTGCCGCACAGTCGAAAGTCGAGCTTACGGGCGGTGGTCGTATCTTCGAATTTGTCACCAAGATGCAGAACCAGTTGCGTCAGGGTGACGGCTCGCGTATGGCTACTCTGCTTCGTGAAGCGAACGAAGAGTGGGTGCTTGGTACGTCTGCGATCAAAGAACAACAGAACGTACTGTCGGGTACTATCGCCCAGTGGGAGATCTTCCGTAACCGTGTAAATACGACACTGATCGCGGGAGGTGACGAGGCCCTGCGCGGTATTAACGACTTGCTCGCGTCGCTAGGCGACACACTATCGGCGCCCGAGTTTGTCGAAGGCTTTGCTACTTTTGTGAGTAACGCCACCGAGGTTACGCGGGCCATCCTGACCATGATGGGGTCTGTGTCTAGTGTGCTGGGCGGTAGCGGTATTGAGTGGTCGTCAGTGTTCAATATCGCGGGTTTGCTCGTCGCCATCGGGATCATGAAGACTATCCCGGCCCTTATGGGTCTGGTAGGTCGCGCGGTCACCGGGGCGCGTAATACCCCTAGTTCTGCTGGGGGTGGGGCTGAAGAGCAGCAGATAGCCACGCAGCGTACGCTACGCCAGCGCATCGAGGAGCGAGCACGCGCAGCAGTGGATGGCTATAGCCGCGAACAGCAGGCTATTGCTGCGACCTCGACACGTCGTAATGCCGACGCTGAGATCGCTCGCCGACAAGGCGAGCTAGCCCGCACGCAAGCCACCGCAGCAGCAGAGCATAACGTACTGCTGACTACACTGGAGAGGAACAAGGTAGCACTCCGCTATGAGTCGCTACAAGCCACCGCACGGGCAGGACAGATCGAAGCAGCGTGGAACGCCAGACTCGCCACCCTGCAGCAGGCGAGAGTAGTTGCAGAGCAGAGGCTGGCGGCAGCTATCGCGGCTCGGGATACCGTATCTGAGAGATCCGCACGGGCGGAACTTGCGCGAGTTGGTCGGCAGGCCGGTGGGGTTAACTCTAGCTACGCCCAGCAACTACAGCGTGAGCGTCAGCAATCACAGGCGATACTCGCGGGGATGCGTAACGATTACGGACGCACGCTGGAGGATATCCGCACCCTGCGTCTTACTACTGGTACCCGCACCTCTATCCTTTCAGGAGAGATTGAGTCGTTCCAGCGTGATCGCGAACGGTTGCTCGCAGAAGTAGCTGCACTTCAGACCCAGACCAGCCGTAGTCGTCTGTTTACCGGCATGGAGTCGGCTGGTCGGGTCATGATGACCGGACTTATCGGTACCGTGACGGCGGGTATGCGAGTGATCAACGCTGTGAGTTTGCAATCGTTTGCAAATATGCAGACTAGCGGCACAAGCACTTTCCGCAGCATCGCCACACAAGCTACTGCTATGTCGGTTGCGGTACGCAACGCGTTCGCATCCATGGCCGGCATCGCCATACCTGCTGGGGCGAGTTTGGGTTTCGTCGGTAACGCTGCGGTAGTTGCGTCTGGCGGCATAGCGGCACTAGCGCGAGGGGCTATCCTACTACGCGCAGGGTTGACTGGCCTGATGACTCTTGTAAGCCGGCTCTTCTACCTTTTTATCCTGATCGACATCGCTAAGATGGCTTTGCAGTTCCTCGGGGTAATGGATGATGTAGAGGCGCTGGTTGATAGCGTGATCGGTAAGTTCAACAAACTGACCGGGCTCAAGATTCCAAAGTTCTCTGATGCACGTGAGAGTGCGGCGGAAGCACGACAGCTTGAGCAGCAGATTCGCAATCGTGAGCGTCTGTACGCACAGGCGGAGGCTTTCGGTAAGCGTTTTGGCGAGATCCGCCCAGTAGCAGATATCGAACAAGAACCGTTCAACACGGGTCTTACTGATATGGCGAAGCGGCTAGATACGTTCATCGCTACTATCGAGAAAGGTATTCAGTTTGGTGGTAGCGACGAGCTTGTGCCGGCAGAGGCTTTCCTGCAAGGCGCAGACGCCATCCGCACTATCGAGCAGCAGATCACCGCCCTTACTGAGCGGCAGCGTGAGCTTAACGAAGAGCAGCAGCGCTCTAGCCAGACGGCAACGTATGACCCCCTCGCGCTGGCTCAGCTTGAGCGAGCAGCGGCTATCAACGCGCTGGAGGTAGATCAGCAGAAAGAGCTTGAGCGACTGCAAAAAGCCAAAGCTGCTGACGAGAAGGAATACATCGCTCGTCAGCAGGAATCGCGCGTTCTTGATCAGCAGCGGTTTGAGTTGATGGTAGCGCAGGACCGTCTGACGAAAGCGATTCTGTCCGGGTTGGGGCAGACCGCGAATCAGGATCTATTCGGTACTGACCAGTTGCTCGCCCGCCTCATCAACGCTAAACAGGTTCTGGACTCTATCAATCAAGCCAGAGGCGCTACCCAACAGGAAGCGAATACCGAGGGGGCTACTGGGCCTGTAAGCACCGCTACACTTGAGAGACTGAAGGAACTCAACACCCGGTCGAATGAGGCTAAGGCTGTCTTCGAAAACCTGACAGCAGAAGTAGCCGGCACGGATACAATGGTTCAGGCCTTCGGTAGAAATGCCCGCAATGTAACGCAGCAGCTTGCATCCGCCCCGAACGCCGACGCATTGTTTGCTGGTATCCGCCGTAATTCTGCGCTTGCTGGGGATAGCCTTAGCGTATTCACTCGCGGGTTGGCTGCGGTAAACACGTCGCTGGACGAGCAGTCCCGCCTCGCCGCACGCTACGCATTCGGTACCCAGATGGCTGCGGCATACAAGCTGTGGGCGCAGAATGCCAGCGCCGCCGCAGAGCAGGCCAAGAACGCCATTAATCAGGCTGTATCTCAGAACCAGCGCGACTTGGACGATCTCGTGAAGTCTGCGGTAGAGGCAGATCAGCGTATTCGCCAGAATCAGAACACGGCTGATCTGCAAGTTAGCGGGCGGAAGCTGGATGCAGCTACTGAGAGAAAGCTATTTGACCTTGACCTTGAGCGGCAGAAAAAACTAGACATCATCCAGTTGGATGCCGAGTACGGTCGCCTTAGTGATGAGCAGGCTAAGCGCCGTGAATTTGCCATCAAGCAGGAGTTCGATAAGCGTGCTCAGGCCATCCGTGATGTAGCCGAGGTTCAGCGTACGGCTTCAGAGAAAGATTCACTGTTTATCCAGTTCGAACAGTCACGCGCGGCTGCAGTCAAGCTGCAGGAACAGATGCGCTTCATCAACGAGGCGATGAACGATACTGGTCGGTCTCAGAGTGAGAAAGACGGGTTCTTGTCTCAGCAGTCGCGCACGGCTGCAGAGCTTGAGGCGCAACTGCAAAGCATGGGCAGACTGCTTCAATCGCTCGCGTCTATCGAGCCGGTCGGCGGGAAAATGCTGATTTCAGTAGAGGAGCTTCGGCCCCTACAGGAGGAGCTTGCAAAACTAACGGCTGCGTCTGGCGGTCTCCGGCTGGACGGGCTTACCAGCGCTCGCCAGCAGCTTGAAAGTCTAGCTAGTAATCTCGACACTGGCCGGGCAGCAATGGATCTTATGGTGAAAACCTCGGTTGAGGGCTTGCAGAAGATCGCACAAGCCACCAATACCGAGATGCCGGTTATCGCCCGCAACATCGCTGCCGCGTTCTCCGACCCCGCAATCCAGCAAGCCATCACGGACATGCAGGCTACGCTTAACGCAGGCCTTGTGGATGTTGGCGGTATTCGCTACTCTGCGGAGCAAGCCCGCACGGACGCAGAGAACTTTGCAGCATTGTGGAAAGAGGCGGCAGGCTCTATCAGCCTCACCGCGCCGGCCATTGCCTACCCGGAAAACCTACCACAAGAAGCGCGCTCGTTCATCAGCAAGCTACAGAAAGACTTGGCTATCCCGATCACTCTGAATATCCCGCCAGTGATCGAAACACCGACCACACCCCGCGTGTCGGCAGACGTTGCGATTGATCCTGACCAGATCCAGAAAGCTATCGATGCCGGTAACTACAAAATTGATGCGGAGATCAACGCTACTGGTGCGAGTAACGTGATCGTCCCTCAGAACAATGCGGACGGGGGCTATATCCGGGGGGCTGGTACAGGGCGTAGCGACTCCATACTGTCTTGGCTGTCGCACCGTGAGTACGTGGTTGATGCCAGAACTGTTCGTATGTTTGGTCCGGGGTTCTTCAAGTTCTTGCAATCGGTTGCAAAGTCAGGGGTCAACGTGCTTTCTGCTATCCCGGCGTTTATGGATGGTGGTATGTTGGGTAGCCGTATCCCACGCACGCCGTCTGTGCTTGCAAGTGCAATACCGAGTGTGCAGAATATCTTCAACCTCGGCGAGGGTGGGGGTAGTCGCGATGTGATAGATCTCAATCTCAGCGTGAACGGTAAGCCCCGCAGTCGGGTGTCTGGTAGTAGGGAGCAGGTAGATATGTTGGTGGAAGCTATTCAGGAACTTCGGAGGGTTTGATGTCTGTCATTACGATAGCGGGGGTGGTACTACCTAAGCGTATCCCTTGGGTGGATCAGTTTTCCTTCTCCCCAGCCACACATGCGGCACGCCGTACGCTGGGGGGTAAGCTGGTTCTACATACGTCACCTCTGCATGGTGGACGGCCTATCACCTTGAGTACACAAGAGGATCAAGGATGGGTACCCTACAGTCAGGTTCTGCAGCTTCAGGCCCTGAGTGAGGCGGTAGATACTGTGTATAATCTGCAAATCGGTTCCGAGACGTTCGAGGTGGTGTTTCGGCATTCGGAGCCGCCAGCTTTTGAAGCTACGCCCCTCATTCCGCGCACCGTACCGTCTGCGGATGATTGGTTCAAAGTCACTATGAAATTTCTAACCGTGTAGGAGCACAGACGATGAGTATCGAGGCTAGCCATATCGTGTGGCGTAAAGCTGCAGTAAATGACGACAGCGCCAGTAACGGTGGTCGGATGACGGCTACAGTTATCCCCTCCGGTACGAAAAACAATATCTGGCCGGACGTACCGCAAGCGGAGCGACTGAGCGGGTCCACGAAATACCGCAAGGTCTTCATTCACGTTGCGAACGATGATGACCTGACGTTGATCAATCCGCGCCTGTTTGTCAGCCGACCCACACCCGGAGACGACGCCGTTGTGATTTTCCCGGGCAGCTTCACTGACGACCAGACAGCCGCAAGCGCGTACTCCGGGGCTGTATACGGTGGCGGTATTCTCGACGCATCCGTGCTGGCCGGGGCCACGCAACTCTACGTGATGACCGAGGGGCAGGCTCTTGGTTGCTTTCAGCCGGGTATGAAGATCTTCATCTCCAACACGGAGCCCGGCGGTGGCGGCACTGAGGAGTACGCAACCATTGCGGCGGGTGGGGTCAGCTACTCGGGCGGAGACGTGGCACTCATTACGGTGACCGCACCTATCGCTAACCCGTACAGTGCTGGAGCTACCCGCGTGTCTTCGGTGTATGAGCCCGGCAGCATTGTCGGTAGCTTCACCAACTTCGCTGTAACGTCTGTGGGTGGTGCGTACAACAGCGTAACGCACCCCATCGAGGTCGATAGCATTGGTGGGGTATTCCAGAAC